AACAACGTCTTCGATGTTTATCCTTGGTTGCAGTCTTATCTCGGTGCTTATTGCCTTGGAGGTAGCGGCAATTATCAAGTACGTGTTGTGAGGGGTTAATTATGGCCGGCGCACTCGACACAGCCTTTAAAGCAATCGCCAAATCGGTGGTGGCAGACCTTGGTACTGCCCTCGACACCAGCATCACCTACACCCGCAAAGCATCCCCCAGCTACGACTACGCCACCGGAGCACTAGCCACAACTGATACCAGCTACTCCAGCATCAAAGTCCCTGTCGAATTTGTTATTTCCGAAGAGGAGGAGGGGCGCGAACAACGTCAAGCCAAGATCTACATAACTCCCGACCTTATTGGCGGTAACCAGCCGACATTTGAAGATCAGGTGACCCTTACGTACGCTGGTGCATCGCGCACTACACAGATCACCGATATTCGCACGTATCGCGGCGGCCAAGAGTACCTCTACATCTTGCTGGTGCGTTTCTGATGGCACGCGATATTAAGCACATGAAAAAAGACCTAATGGCTCGTCTGGAAGACGACCTAAACGGTCTTATTCAAATTGCGCTTGACGAACTTGCCACTCCAGAAGTTAGCCCTGTGCTGACGGGCTTTTTCGCTTCTAGCTGGAAGGCAAGCACCAGCCGCCCCCGTGCCCGTGACGAAAGAGAAGATTTCGCCCCCTGGGACAAGATCGAGACCGTAACTACGCCCAGCGGGTATGTGAAATTAGCCGCAGGCAGCCAACCGATCATCCAGCCCCGACATGCTGTTCCCCGCTTCAAACTGAATCAATCTGTATTCATTGGGAACACAACTAAGTATGCCGTTGACGCACTTGCCTCTCCAAAAAACAAGATTCCCACCTATATCCAGGGTGAACTCAGGGATCTTGTGAATTACGTTTTTGGCGATAAAGGCGCCCCAACTCGTATTCGCGTTGCATCAGGCCAAGGTCAGGGTGGTCGCGGACTATTCAATCTGTTTGGAACTGATCGCAAGTATGTTTCTTATCAGGTTCCCGGAGAAACGCCATGACACTCGTCAAAGCCCGTGCGGCGTTTGAAAAAGCTGTAACCGACGCCGTCTCGGATGCGGACAGCGCTGTGCGCATGGTGTACGACAACGTCGCGTTCACCCGTCCCGGCAAGAGTGAAAAATACATTTTGATGTCAATCAACTTCTCCCGTTCAACCCTCCAAACCCAAGGCGCCGCCCAGGACTATTACTCGGGCGTAATCCAGTGCAGTATTTACGTCCCCAAAAACGCCGGAACCTCTGTTCTCTCTGCAATCAGCGAAGCTGTCATTGACGGTTTGACCTCTGTAAATGCCAGCGGTTACACCGACACCTACAGCGTTTCCCCCCGTGTTCTGGACATCGTCGGACCTTTGCCGGTAAACACAGAGGACCGCTCGCACTTCATCGGCATCGTGTCTTGTCAATTCACTGCGCGGGCGTAGTATTCTGTAGTAACCAACAAAATCATTTATGCGTGCGACAGAACTGCTCCGCAACAAATTCGGAGTCAGCCAGCTCTACAAGCACGAAGTCAAGAGCGAAGGCGAAGTGGTGCTGGAGGTCTACTGGCACCCCCTGACCATTGCCGAGCGCGAATCAATCCAGAAAAAAGCAGGCTCTGAGGACGCAAATGACTTTGCGTTGAGTCTGATGATTGAAAAAGCCTTGGACAAGGACGGTAAGCGCCTTTTTGCCGATGGCGAACGTGCCGCCCTCCGCCGTGACGTGGAGGCGAGCATTCTGCAGGACATCCAGCTTGCGATGTTGACTTCCGGCTCAGACGCCAAGGTGGAGGAAGCGAAAGCCAGTCTTAAAAGCTGAGAAAGACTGGTTTTTCATCTATTTTTTGGCAAAAGAGCTGGGCCAAACAGTCGCCCAGCTCTGTCAAACACTGACGCCAGAGGAACTCACAGGGTGGGCAGCATTTTTTGAGCTGCGTAGTGAAGAAGAAGAAAAAGCGATGGATCGCGCTCAGATGCGATCACGCGCCAGTAGTTTGCAAAGCAGGTAAGCTGGGACATAAGACTTCCGCCGTAGCCCAGTGGCTGAATATAACGTCGATATTCAGGTACGGGCCAAAACTAAGCAGGTCGAGACTGAGCTAACAAAGCTTCAAAAACGGCTTGACAATTTATCCAAAGCCGCAAGCCGCATTGACTTCAAAACGCCTGAAAAGGCGATGCGCAATCTGGGCCGTACAGCCCGGAAAGTCGGCAATGAAATCAAGTCGATATTTACGCGCGGCTTGTTTGCTGGGGCCGTTGTTGGTGCTGGTCAGCTACCAGCGGCTTTTCAAGCAGCTACGGCAAAACTCGGGCCTCTTCAAGGCGCCGTAAATGCAGTAGGTAATGCATTTGACGCCGCGCTCGGGGGTGTCCCGCATCTTGTCGGCGAGATACTGACCCAAGTGGGGCATATTCCCGGAAGCTTGGGAATGGCCACCGTTGCGGCGATGGCTTTTGCGCCTCAGCTGCTTAAGGCCAGCTCCGCCGCAGTAGGTGTTGGAGCGGCTGTCGATAAAGCTATAGGCAAACAAGTAACCGAAGCGATAGCCGGCGCCACTGATAAAGTCACCGGATTAAACACTCAACTAAACGCCACTAAAACAGCTTTTGCGGACTTAATTAAGGGATCAACATTAAACCAATTAAACAAACAACTACAAGATGCAAATCATCAAATCGGCAAGTTTCACTCCACTACGGAGGAAGCTCGCACTGCGGCCAGTCAACTTGTTGCTGTAACTAAAGCTCAAGCGGCTGAACAGCGAGCGATTAACGATCTGGTGCGCCAAGCACGCGGCATTTCACAGACGGAGCTGCAGGAATCTAAAGCAATTAAGTCGCTTGAAACAAAACGCCGCCAACAAGCGTATTTGACAGAGGAGGCAGATAAGTACAACCGCGAGATCGACGAGTACAACCGTCTAGCTAAAGAAGCTGCACAAGTTACTAAACAGTGGGAATCCAGCCTGCTGAGCGCAAATCGCGCAGCCAAAGCAGGTGTTTTTGCCAGCCGAAATCAAATGCAGGCGCGTCTTCAAGAGATGCGCGAGAACCGACAATCAGTTGACACTGCACGCCAGCGTTCTGCTCAGTTTACGGGCATATCCGGGGAGATGCAGGGACCCCAGAGCCCTTTAGGCGCGATGGCGCGTGCAGAAGCCAATCGTATTGCACTGCGTCAACAAAGCTTGCGTCTATTGGATCAAGAGCGCCAAAAAGCACAACAAAATCTTCAGTTAATGCAGAACTGGACCGCTGTACTGAAGGAAGGCGTCGGAATCCAAGGTTTATCGCAACGGCAACGCGCACAAGAACTCAAAGACCGCAAAGAAGCTTTTTCTATTTCAAACAGAGAACTGCAGTTTGAATTAAAACTTCAGGCAATACAAGAAAAACGTACACGAGCGCAAACGCAATCTACAAAACAGCGTAGTGCATTGTCTAACGCACTAATTGGTGGCGCATTTCCACTGTTATTCGGGCAGACAGGCGCCGCTGCAGTTGGCGGTGCAATAGGTGGTGCAGCCGGCGGACTTTTAGGAGGCACTTTCGGATTCGGCCTTTCGCTGCTTGGTACAGCAATCGGCGACATTATTGACAAAGCACAGAAGCTTAATTCCGACCTACTTGCCTTAAACGCCAGCGTTTCAAGCACAGGCGTAGCTAGCACTACGACTGCTAGCGATGTAAAAGAACTTGCATCAGCACTACGGCTTGAAAACGACGCTGTTTTACAGCTACTTAACTCCTTTAAGCAATTTACCGATGGTGATACACGGGAAGCACTCACGTCCCTGTTTTCCGGTGTAGGCGATGCAACTACTTTTGAAAATCTTGCTAAGGCAGCAGTAGATCAGAAAAATGCGTTGAGTGCGATATTTGCGTTGCGAAAAGAGATTGGCAACGCAGAAGCACGTTCTCTAGCTCTTAATTTGAGTGCCAATGGGGCATTAACTACTCAAAAATCTTTAATGGATTTAATTGTAGAAAACAGCATCAAAGCCAAAGTGGCAACAGCATCTCAAGTCACTTTCTGGGATGAAATCACAGGTCGTCTTACTCAAGGTGTTGTACTACTTGCTGAGTTTGTAAAACTTTCTCAAGAAGCAAAATTGCCCGGGCTGCCCGACATCGGCTTAAAAGTACCGGGCATAGACGCTTTTATCAAGAAATTCAAAGAGGTATCTCCTGAATCCATCGCTAAACAACGCGGAGAAGCACTAGAAAAAACTTTACGAGATAACGTCCAAAAAGTTCTAAAAGCATTGGAAGAAGAAACAGAGCTACTAAAAATTCAATACGGGCTTGAGAAGGATATGAGCGGCAAACGAGATACCACTCTCGCTCAGCTTCAGATTGAGTTGGCGCTCAAGAAACAGCTGTATGCCCTATCCATCAAACAGGGTGAAGCCAAGTTAGGTGAAAACACCACTTTGATGGATGCGCTTGCAATGGAAGGCGTTCTACTGGAGCGTGAGGCCGCAATTAAGTCTGCTCGTCTTGAAAGCAAAAACCAAGCTGAGGAAACTCTACGCATCCAGCTCGCAACGGTCGATGCTGACCAAAAGCTTCTGGGCATTTTGCAGCAGAGAAAAATTGTAACGGATGCACTAAATGACCGCTTTACAAAAACACTCGAAGGTTTAGATTTTGAACTTCAAAAAGTAAACGCAATCACTGATGAGGAACAAGATGCATTACGCCTTCGTGAAATTGCTGCGCAGTATAAACGAGACGGTAAAACGTTAGATGAAATAGAATTAGCTAATCTGCAGAAAAAGATTGCTGCGATACGCGATGCAACAAACGCACGTAGAGAAGAACAATTTGTTCAAGAGCAAATAAACAATCTTGTAAACACTGCTGGCCTTCAAGTTTCCAGTCTGTTTGAAAACTTGATTAACGGCACCAACAGCTGGAACGATTCACTGCGAAACGTATTTAGGACCCTGAGCAGCGCTTTGTTCCGTACGGGTTTGAAGCTCCTCGGTGGCGGAGAGGGGAGAGGCTTCTTTTCGATCCTGTCCGGCGATTTCACTGGCAAGGCACTGGGCGGCCAGGTGTCTGCCGGAACGCCCTACATAGTTGGAGAGAGGGGGCCTGAGATGTTTGTCCCAGGTGCAAACGGGAACATTGTTCCTAACAATGCAATGAGCGGCGTCCAAGTCGGCTCGATCAACATCACTGTCGAGAACACTGGCGAACAGCTGAGCCCTGCTGCCCAGAAGCAGATAGCCAACCAAGTTCAAGGTATCGTGATGTCAACCCTGGTCAACGAGCGCCGTAGCGGAGGGGTCCTGCGTTAATGGCTTACATCGCATTTGACGACATCCCGTTGGCTCACGCCACTCCGGTGGTGAAACGCAGCCAACGCCGTCAGCAGGCAACGTTTGGCGACGGCTATGTCCAGCTGTTGACTGACGGACTTAATACGGACCGCGAGATTTGGCAGTGCCAAACGTCTCCAATGCCTTACGCGGATGCATATTCGATTGAAAGCTACTTGCTGACA